AGTTCGCCTTCTGAAAAGTTAGAGGTAGATGGTAATGTTCAAATTGGAACTACTACTGATGCCAAACTATATATGCTATCAACGGGCGGAAACGGAAACAACGAGCGTTTCTACATTGAGGGATATGCTGACGGAGGGACTTATGGTGGTGGATTCAAGTTGTATACCCGTGATGATTCTAATATCTTCAATAATGCGGTAACTGTAAACCGAAACGGCAATGTAGGCATCGGCACGAGTTCGCCTTCAGAGGTTTTGCATATCAAAGGAAACCAAAGAATCTCTGCCCTTACGGGGGCTTCAGTAACTGCTGTTTTAGATTTATACGGAAACAATAGCAATACCTATGGTGGCTCAAATGTTGTTAGAAGCCGCATCCAAAGTTTGACCGCAGGCGATGCTTTTAGTTCTATCCTCACATTTTCTACCAACGATTCTTCAAACGTACTGCAAGAGCGTGTTCGCATTGATGCAAATGGCCTAACCTTCAACGGGGACACCGCAGCAGCCAACGCCCTTGATGACTACGAGGAGGGGACTTTTACTCCGACTTTTGCGGGAAGTACAACTAACCCAACCGTGACCTATGCGGCACAATTAGGCAGATACACGAAGATTGGACGTCAAGTTACTGCGTCTATTGAATTAGGAATAAGTGCAAATACGGGTGGTGTTGGAACAATACAAGTCGCAGGACTTCCTTTCACTGTTGGTATTCGCAGTTATATGTGTGTTGCTACTTTTAACATTGATAATACTACAGCTACACCAATAAGCATATTTGCTGAAATCGCGGCGGGCGGTACTAATTTTGCACTTTTGCAAACAGGAGACAACGCTTCTTGGGCAAATATGGATTGGACACAAGCAACGAGTTCGGTTATTTATGTCAATTGTACAATCACCTACTTCGTATAAAAAATAAAACTAAACAAAATGATTGAAGAAGTAATCTACATCAGCGCATTCAACGTCAAGTTAGACGGAACAATTGAAGTACGCAAGACCACCGATGTTGTAAAGGATGGCGCAGTTATCGCCTCATCTTTTTGGCGCACGGTATTGCAAGTGAATGACCCCTCTGCCGATGAGGTCTTGGGCGTTGGTACTTACTACCGCAACTTGGCACAAGATGCTTGGGATTCAGCCCCCGCACCCGTAGTGGTTGAAGAACCCGCTGCTGATGTACCCGCTGCTGATGTACCCGCTGAAGCGTAAATTAGCGGGGAATTAAAACCCCTACTAATGGAAAACTTGAAAGCGCGTTTAGAGCAGTTAAAAGGTCAAGAAGCACAAATCTTGATGCAGTTGGATGAGGTACGTGTGCTAATCAATGCCTACGCCAACACTATTGAAGAAAAGGAAAAAGAGGAGGGGGCTGAATAAGCCCCTTCACTAATTGAAAATGAAATGAGTTTCCTGGAGATCTTTAAGAATTCGAATGATTACAATGAAAAGACAATCATTGGATTCATCTCTTTTGCGGTTATGATCGTGGTGATGTTAGCGGATGTGATTACCGGATGGGTGGGAAAGGATCTGGTGGTGAATGAATTCATTTACAATTCTTTTTTATTCGTAACCCTTGGATCTTTTGGGATTGCAGGACTTGAGAAATTCGCTGATAGAAAATGAGCAATATTACCGAAGTAGGTGAGGACACCGTTCTTGGTGTAAGTATCAAAACATTGATTGCTTTGGCTATTGGCTTGTCCGTTGCCGTAGGGATGTACTACGATGTCAAAGGAGAGATTGAGATTGCAAAGCAGTTGCCCGAACCCGCAGTATCACGAACCGAGTTTGACCTCAAGGATGAGTTGGTGCGTGAAACCATAATGACCAACGCCAAGAACATTGAGGAAATCAAAGCGCAGTTGGACAAGATTGAGAACCGAATCTTTGAATTGAGATGAGAACTTGGCTTGTCGCTTCGTTCATTCTCTTGTCATTCACTTATCAGCCCGAAGGCAAGAGCGTAATTGAGTTCAATGCTGGATTCAACTCAAAGAACGGCTACAAGGATTTAGGAAGGTTGCAGAATGCTAAACTCTACCGAGTGGACATTGAGGCAAAGCCCCATCTAAAGGACAAATTCAAGATTAAGAGCGTTCCTACTTTGATTCTATTCAGAGATGGAGAGGAGATGTGGCGATGGGAAGCGGGAATCGATATGAAACTCCACATCCATCACCTTGACATCCAGGATGCAATAAATCGTTTCTAATGGCCTCAAAACATCAATCGGTATCTACATACCACTCAAAGAGCAAAAAGCGCAGGAAACACGCTAAAACGGCTAAACACGGCAATAAGACAAAACCCTACAAAGGACAAGGGCGATGAAGTTGTCAAAGAATTTCACTTTGGGTGAGATGATCCAGAGCCAAACGGCTATCCGGAAGGGGATTGACAATACTCCGAATGGAGATCAGATTCTCAATTTGATTGACTTATGCGAGAATGTGCTTCAACCCCTCCGGGATCATATTGGGGCGATTTATATTTCTTCCGGTTTTAGAAGCCAAAAACTGAATGTTGCTATCGGAGGATCGACCACCTCACAACATTGTGCGCTGAATGGCGCGGCGGCTGATATTGATATGGGGGGAAAGAATCGGGAGATCTTTGAATACATAAAAAATGAATTACCCTTTGATCAATTGATTTGGGAGTTCGGAAATGATGAGTGCCCTTCCTGGGTTCACGTTTCATACAAGGAAGGAAAAAACAGAAAGCAAATACTAAAGGCAGTCAAAGAAAATGGAAGAACCAAATACAAGCAGTTTTGATGAATGGCTCAATGATTTGGAAGAGATTCCTACGAATCCGACTTGTAGCATTGACAATCCCGATTGTGATTCTTGCGGGAGTTAGTGGATGCGGTATTGCGAAACCTCACCAAGAGAGTGTAGTTGTAAGGGATACGATTGTAATCACAAAGGAGAGAGTACTACACGACACTCTAACAATCCAAAAGGACACCATCCTCTACCAAGATCGCGTAAAGGTTGAATTGAAGTACCTCCCAGGGGAAAGGGTGATAATCTCTGCGGAGTGCCCATCCGACACCATAAGAGTGGAAACAATCCGAATCGTGAACCAGCCCATTCAGAAAAAAGGAATGGGTTGGGAAGGTTTGATCGGATGGACGATTGCGATCCTTTGCTTGTTGGTTATCATCAAGCAGGTGCTAAACAAATTGATTTAAGGGCTGTTTCCTTGATTCTGCGAGGTTTTCTCTGTTGAGTGGGATGGTATATCATCTGAATGGGAGAAAGTTCGGGAAATCGAAGAAAAAGGAATTGAGATATTTTTTTTGGTCAATTGGTGGTAGTTGATTATTTTTTACAACTTACTTGACTTACTTAAGTTAACTATACTACTTTAGATTCTCTGAAAGAGAATAACTAATTACTATTTAACTTGACTAAAGCAGAGAAGAGAAAGCATTGGGCAAGGATCGAAAAGGGAGAGATCCCAGATGATTACCAGAACCCATTTCTTTCGCATTTTGGTTTTATGGATTATCCCTTGGATGATGAACAAGAGAAAACAAGAGCAAGAGCACAGAGGTACTATGGCACTTAATGATCACAAGGGTTGGCATTTCATTTATTGGGATGATTTTGAGGATTACCACGAAGAAGGTCATACAGAAAAAAAAGATATCTTTGTTGATGATGAGCAAGAGGACACCTAAATACTACATTGGCAAGTACAAAAACATCGAGGCATTTGATGTTGTATTGGATTTCCAGGAGGACAACTACAATTTAGGTACTGCAATCACCTATCTACTCCGGGCGGGGAAGAAGCCCAATAACCCGATCACCCAAGACATCAAGAAAGCGATTGCACATCTTCAGCGTGAACTTGAACACCAAGTACACAAATCATCTAACCACTTCGAATACTTTGAGTTCCACAATGCATCCGCAAAACCCAAATCCGATGGAATGGAAATACTATACCAACAAAGCAATCAAGAGAAAGATTGATCATCACCTTCACCAAGCGGCTATGCTCTTTGCTAATTGTGAATCTACGAAGGAAGCAAGAGCCAATGCCCTAAAGAAGGAACAAGAAATTCTCCAGGAGATCTACAAATTAGATCCTCACTTTGCTGACCGATGTGGATATAAACGTTGAGGTAGGAAAAGTACCTTCACTAAACTCCTTCTATGCATCCAAGCATTGGATCGTAAGGAAGAAAGCGAAGGATAAATTCAAAGGGGAGATCCTGGATCAGTTGAAAGGATTTGATCCGGTAAGATTCGAAAAAGTCATCATCCGAGCAGAAGTCAATTACAGATACGATATTGACAACTGCATTATGGCGGTAAAGTTTGCAATGGATGCTTTCAAGGATTGGGGAGGGGTGGAAGATGATTCCCCGAAGTATTTCAAGAAATTGATCATCATACAAAATACTGAAATCCAAAAGGATACGGCAAAAATATTTTTCATACCGGCATAAATTGCTTGGATGTGTTGATAAAATTCCATAGGTTTGAATAACCAAATAACAAATCAAATGGAAAACACATCACATTCCTACCTCTCTCCAGAAATGTACGAGAGCATCATTCGATTCCAGGAAGCAAGGATCGAAGCATTAGAAAAGAGAAACAATCTTCTTGAGCATTTAAGATCGGAAGCGATCAAAGATTCGGAAGCGATTATCAGAGCGCAGAGCAACACTATTGATTGGATTAACGATAGGATATTCAACCGATGAAAAGCAAAGCATACATCTCCTGGTTAGAGGAGAGGATCGTACTTCTTGAGAAGGAGTTGCACGAATCAAAAAAGAAAGAATTCATAAATCAGCAAATCAATCAATTCAATCAACAATGGCAAAAATCGTAAGCATCACCCCAACCGGACAATGGCAAGAATTCCACAAGATGGATGTTGTGTTCGATGATGGACAGAAGGGAACGGCTTTTTCAAAGACACCATCACCTTGGTACAATGTCGGGGATGAGGTAGAATATTCACTCAATGCAAAAGGATCTGTCAAGATCTCCAAAGGAACCGCGGCATATTCCGGTGGTGGATTCTCTGGAGGATCAAAGAGCCAGGGTGCAGGCAGTAAGGATGAGCAGATTGCTCGTAGCGTAGTATTCAAAGGTGCGGTTGACCTTGCTTGTGCCGGGAAGATCCAGATCACGGACATCCCTTCTTTCGTGGACAAGTACCTTGGATGCGTATTGGAGATGGAGAGCCAAGGTGCGACATACAATCAGCACTTTCCATCCCAAGAATCTCCCTTCTGAAATTAACCTCAAAAAATGATCCCCGCTTCGGCGGGGTTTTTTTATCTTCAACCTTATGCTGACACACCCTCTGATCGCCCGAAGCGGTGATATTATGAATTACCTTGAGAAAGCCAGAAAGGGGCAGATCCCGGAATCCTCAAAGTTTGGATTCCCGGAGGTGGATGACTATCTCCGATTCAAGAAAGGCAATTTCATTGTTGTAACGGGACACGCCAATGTGGGAAAGACTCACACGATACTATTTCTGATGCTGATGCATTCTCTCAAGAATGGAACAAAATGGCTTGTATACTCTTCGGAGAATGATGTGAAATCCATCTCAAGAAAATTGATTGAGTTCCTGGATGGAAGACAAATCCAATATATCGAGGAGGCGAAATTTTATAGGCATTTAGATTTTATCAATGGACATTTTCAATTCATTGACAATGAAACTCTCTTTGATGTTTTCTCCCTCCTGGAAACTGCGGAGGAGATGTACGATGAATGGGCTTTTGATGGGATGTTGATTGATCCATACAATTCACTTACGATCAACCAAAAGAAATTAGGGAAGGTAAGTACCCACGAATACCACTATGAAGCAACGAGCAACATCCGGGTATTCTGTAAAAAATACGGAGTGATGACAATCGTAAATACTCACCCCGCTACTGAAGCCCTTCGAAAGTTGCATCACGGATCGCATCCATACAAGGGGCATCCTATGCCTCCAATGGCTTCGGATGTAGAGGGTGGAGGTAAGTTTGTAAACCGAGCCGATGAATTTATTGTCATTCACCGCTATACCCAACACGATACGGATTGGATCTTTTCGGATATCCACATCCGAAAGGTGAAAGAATTAGAAAGCGGAGGGAGACCGACTCCCCTGGATCAACCTATCCGATTGGAATCAATGAAGTTCAATGTGGGATTTTTGATAAATTTGAAGAGTTTGATTCCTCACACACCACCTAAACAAAAAACAGATGTTCCCTTCTGATCCAACATTCAACGAATTACATATCCGAGAGAAGCAATTACTCTTGGGAGACACCTTGCTTTGGATGAATCAGATGGCTCAAGAAGAGGATGACATTAGGTACCAGAATGAAATCATCAACAGAGTGATTGATTTGATTGAGATTGATCGGGTGATGAATTATTTCATTGACTTTGAAAGATCATCAAACAGATTTTTGAATGAGGCGAGATTACAGAATGCCCGACTCAAACACGAAAACCAAGAATTGAAAGAAGTGATAACTAATATGCAAAATGCTCTTGACAATGCGGCATCGAACATTTAAGAATTTCCAACCTGGAAATCAGATCAGAACGAAACAAGGAGAGATTTTTGAGATCCTGGATAGAACGACCTACTTCTGCAAGGGATGCAATTGCAAACCTCTCGATCCTTGTGATGAGATGAAAGAAATGACTAACTTGACAATCAAATCACAGAGAGGAATTTGGGAAATGAATCTCCAGGTGATGAATGAAAAATACATAAAGCAAGACATTGACTTATGGGGATAGATGAACTGATGTCCGCAAAGGAGGCATATTTCCAGATGAATGACCTCATTGATGACAATTCCAGAAAGAGAAAACTTGTATATGCAAGGGGTGCTTTTGCAGTCGCTTTCCGATGTGTTGCCGGACCTTCATTGATGGGAAAGGTATTGGGAAGAGATCACGCATCTGTGGTGCATTATGCGAGTATGCATTCCTCATTGATGGAATATGATGATTACAAGGATCTTTATGAAAAAGCGATCTCCTTCCGGGAAAGTTTATTCAAGAGAGAGGATCTGCCTAAATTGAGCCACGCTGATTTGATGATCATCATCAAGAAATTGAGGCAAGAGTTGAGGGAGGAAAAAGAGAAAACGGAAGAATTGTATATTTACAAAGAAAAATTCTTCAAACTAAAGGAATTGATATGACCTTTCGCATCACTCCCCTGGTCGGCATTATGTTCGGGATTAACTATCTTGATTGGGGAGAGGATGGATATGAAGAGATCGGACACCGACACGAAATACAAATTGCGATTGGCGTATTTATTGTGCAGATAATATCGTGATACTCGAACTCCTGGCTAAAAAGCATATTGATTGGATCAAGATGGTTCAATCCTTCGGATGTGATCCGATCCTTGCGGAGGATATAGTCCAGGAGATGTACATCCGATTGCACAAGTACATAGATGATCCGGAAAGGATTATGTATGGGGAAGAGGTGAATACTTATTTCGTTTACATCACCCTTCGGAATATGTACAATACAATCAAGAAGATACAATCAAGGGTTGAATTTGTAGATCTTCAAGAGGTGGAGGATGAATTGATCTTTGAGGATGTGAACTATGAAAATTTTGAATCCTTTGATGATCTGATCGAAAAGATTTGGGAGGATGTGGAGGATTGGCATTGGTATGACAAGAAAATGTTCCAACTTTATCACAATTCCCCAATGTCAATACGAACAATTGCGGATGAAACTAAAATATCTGCACGAAGCATTTTTAATACTCTGAAGAATGGAAGAGAAAGAATCCAAGAAATCTGCGAAGAAGAATACAAGACCTGGAAGACCTCGCAAGAAGAGTGAGGGATTAGGAGATACGATTGAGAAGATCACAACCGCAACCGGCATCAAAGCCGCGGTGGATTGGTTTTCTGAACAGACCGGGGTGGATTGCGGATGCGATGCACGAAAGGAGAAATTGAATCGAATATTCAGATACCGCAAACCAGATTGTATGACAAAGGAGGAATATGATTTTTTTTCTGATTTCAAAAAGAGAAGAAGTAACTCCCTTGCATTTGCGGATCAAGAGGTGCTTTTAAAAATGTATAACCGACTTTTCAATACCAATGAGCCACATTCTTCTTGTGGATCTTGTTGGAAGGAGAGGATCAATCATTTGGATGCAATATTCAGTACCTACGAAGGAGATTGATCTTTTCAATTTCGTGAAGGAGAATTTCATCTCTGATCTCCAGATGAGTGAGGTGAAGTATTCCAGATACGATTGCTATTCTCTTTTGTACCATATGGATATTGAATTGAAATGCCGAAGAACTCATTACGATGATCTCTTGATTGAGAGATCCAAACACGATGCTTTACTTGAGAGATCAATCAAGTTCAGTACCCGCCCGGTTTATATCAATTCCACTCCCCTGGGTGTATGGGCATTTTACATATCACACATCCGGATCAAGTGGGAAGAAAGGGATCTCCCCAGGAATACGGATTTTGGAGACCAGGGAAAGATCAAGAAGGAAATCGGTTACTTGAACATAGAGGATGGAATTAAATTGATGTAATATGCCCTTACCTAAACCAAGCCCCGGAGAGAAACAAGCCGATTTTATGGCTCGATGTATGAGTGATTTGAAAGTGGAGTTTCCACAGACAGATCAAAGGATAGCGATATGCTATGATTCCTGGAGAGGAGAATGAATAAAAAATGAGAGATCCCGGTTGAATTCCGGGATTTTTTGTTCTTGGATTATGTTGATAACTTTCATATCTTTATGGAAACCAAAATGATTCAGAAATGAAAAAACCTCAAAACCTCGAAGATGTCAAAGCGTATGGCTTTGGTTTCTTTATGATTGGAGTGGCGATGCTTACTCCGTTCGCTCTCATTGCAATCCTCAAATTATTGGTACAATGAGTTTCAACAAATACCAATGGGTTCAGATGGTCGAAGATGAGATCTTCACCAAGGCAGAGGATGACATCATCCGCACTCAAGATGAGGCGTGGGAATTAGTCAATACGATGATTGATGATTCGACCATATACAATTCCGATTGTTTTGATATCATCAAGGCATTGAACTATTTTGATTGGGAGAATTCAGATCTTCCGGTTACAAACATTAGACAAGCGGCTTACAACGCTTTACTTGATTTGGCTATTGAGAAAGTTGACATCGAAAAGAATCTCTACAATGTGCAGTGAGTTTGGTGCCCCCGATCCTTATGGAGAACCCGAGCGTTGCGAGTATTGCTACCAGGTTCTCGACTACAATGGAATTTGCCTTGAATGTAACTATGAAGACTATCACGAATTATGATTGAGCGCAAGTACCATCACATAGAAATGATCTCCCCGATCTCCTGGAGTGGAATGCCGGATTCTGGAGAGATTGTTGCAGAGTTCGAGGCGGTCTGCCCCGATACTGACAACCTTATTTTGACCATACCCCTTCACGAAGATTTTTTTGATTTCGCTTTGGAGTATTGCAGACAATACAAGATCCATATTGAAAAGAAATTGAAATGATTGAATTACTGAACGGAGAGAGATGGGATCAAGAGGAGATCATCAAAAAGATGGAGGATGATTCCTTCTACTACGGACACCTTGGAAAATATGCTTTATCCTCTACGAGTTGCAAACAACTCCTGGATTCCCCGAAGCAATATCACTATATCACCAAGTACGGACAAGATGACTCTGCATCCTTCAACATTGGGAGATTGGTACATCTTATGGCTCTCGAACCAGAGAAGATGGAGGGGATTCAGATCGTAGAGGTTCAATCAAGAGCCACGAAGGCATTTAAGGATTCCCCGGAAGGATCAATCACCCGGAGAGATTATGAAGAAGCGAGAAGGATTGCGGATGCCCTCCTTCGGAATGAATATGCTCTCTCCTTTTTCCAGGGATGTGAATTCGAAGTGCCGACAATGGGAATGATTGGGGATCTGCCTTTCCGAGCGAAAGCGGATATGTATGATGCATCGCAAGGTTTTATTGTGGATCTAAAAACTACGGCTGACCTCAAGGCATTTCCCTATTCAGCGAAGAAGTATTCATACGATATGCAATGTGCTATCTATTGCGAACTATTTGGAGTTTCCTGGGATAAGTTTGTTTTCATTGTGATTGACAAATCCTCTCTGGATGTGGGGATCTATCGGATCAAAGAATCATTCATCCAAAAGGGGAGAGAGAAGTTGCAAGAGGCGATATCAACCTACAAGAGATATTTCATTGAAGGGGAGGATCTGGATTCTTACACGATTATCGGAGAATTGGAATGATAGATTTACCCATACCATCAGAACTAAAAGATATTTGTTGGGAATATGTACAGAACAACAATATTGGAAATCGATTTGATTTCAATGGGAGTACAGAGCAACAATATCTTGGGTTATTGGGTGAGAATATGGTTAGGAAGTATTACGGAATGCCGTATTCTTTTTCAAATGGATTCGATGGAGGGTATGACATTACTCTCAATGGATACAAGATTGATGTGAAAACAATGGGGCGAATGGTTAACCCTAAACCGCATTATGCAAATAATTTTGTTGCGTATCAGAAGGAACTTGATTGCGATATCCTTTATTTCACATCTGTAAATAAGAAGACATCTACAATTTTTCTTTGCGGATGGATCTGGAAAAGCGATTTCATTCTTGAAGCGACTTACTTTGAGAAGGATGCGATTCGATATAGGGATGATGGAACAACATTCAAAACCCAAGCACCACTTTATGAGATTAGCAACGAAAATTTAAATGC